AAAGAAATAAAATAATATAACCAAACAATATAAAAATGGCAAATTCAAATAGAGTTTTTGTATCTCCTGGTGTATACACATCAGAAAAAGATTTAACTTTTGTAGCTCAAAGCGTGGGTGTAAGTACACTTGGTTTAGTAGGTGAGACCTTAAAAGGTCCCGCGTTTGAACCAATTTTAATAACAGATTTTGATGAATTTAAATCATATTTTGGAACAACGTCTCCACTTAAAGATGGAAATGGTAACCCAAAATTTGAATTACCATATTTTGCCAAATCATACTTAGAAGAATCAAACCAATTATTTGTTACAAGGATATTAGGTTTAACGGGATATATGCCAAGTAAAAGTTTTGGAGTACAAACTATTGGTGGAGTTACTTTAGGAACTTTAAGTGGAACAACAAGTGGTTTAACCATGTCAGCAACCACGAGTACAATTACGGGTAGTACGATATATTCGGAATTGTCCGATAAAATTTCAGTAGACGGTAATTATATTACTGATTATATTGTATCTAATTTTAGCGGTAATACTTCGTCAAATCACGGTCAATGGTTTGTTATGGGAAATGTACCATCTTCGGGTACAACATCATTAACCTCTTCTTTAGAAGAAGTTTCTCCATTAACAGGTTTAGATAACGCAAATAATAACAATAACAAAGAGTGGTATAATGTTTTAGTTAATACAGGAAGCACTGAGGTATATTCTTATTTATTTGTACGGATTCCAGTTTTAACATTAGTGGGACTGGTTTGACATCAAATCCTTTATCTGAATTCACCGTAAACGTAACAGGTGCAACAAGTGGGGCAAAATCTTTTACATGTAGTATGGATAGTACTTCTTCAAAATATGTAACTAAAGTATTTGGGACCGATGTTTACGATAGATTAAAAGGTGATGTTCCGATTTATGTTTTTGAATCATACCCCAATTATCTTTTAGAGGCTTACAAACAAGGTTATATCAGAGGTTTAAGTTTAACAGAAATCTATGAAAGTGAAGGGAATTCTTTTAGAACAAAATGGGACACACCTGTTTCTCCAACAATTGTTTCAGAAGTTCGTGGTGGTGAAGTTGTTGATTTGTTTGACATCATCACCATTTCGGATGGGGACAGTGCTAATTTTGAAGTAAAAATATCGATAATAAACATTAATATTGAAACAGGTGAATTCGATTTAATTGTTAGGGGCTTTAACGATACTGATGATAATATTGTTGTACTTGAAAAATTTTCAAGATGTTCAATGAACCCAGATTTACCTGGATATGTTGCAAGAAAGATTGGTACCTCCGATGGAGAATATGAATTACGTTCAAGATATATTATGTTATCGATGAGTAATAGTGCACCATCGGACGCATATCCTGCGGGTTTTAAAGGTTTTGTTTCAAACAGTACATTTGATACAAAAACTTTGGGGTCTGTTATGTATAAAACGGAATTCTACGATGCTGGTGATATTATGGGATATGAAGCGGATGGTACACCAATTCTATCTTCAGGTGATAAACTAAGAAGAACATATTTTGGTTTAGGTAATCAAGTTAGTCAAAATACATTTGATAGAGATTTATTTAAATTTAAAGGAATAAATGCAACTTCATCAACTGAAGGGTTTCACTTATCAACAAACGCTTCAACTTTGACAGGTACGACGTATTTAACAACATCATACGATTTAGAAGGTCAAACAGATGCAACAAACAATAAATTAACAAATATTAACTATAGAAAGTTTACATTGGCTGTATGTGGTGGATTTGATGGTTGGGACATTTACAGAAATGTAAGAACATATGGTGATAGTTATATCTTTGGTAAACCAACATATGTAAGTGGTAATACTTCAAATGGAGGTGTGTTTAGTACTATTTCAGGTAATTCTGATTATTACTCATATATACAAGGTATCGATACCTTCGCAAACCCTGAAGCAGTTGACATTAATATATTTGCAACGCCGGGTATTAACTTTTATGACCATAGTTCATTGACAGCCTACTCGATTGAAATGGTTGAGGAAGATAGGGCAGATTCTTTGTATGTAATATCAAGTCCAAATCAAACAACGAGTGATGAGATTATCGATTCATTAGATTTAGTATCGATTGATAGTAACTATTCAGCAACATATTGGCCGTGGATTCAAGTGAGAGATGTGGATAATGCAACACAATTGTTTTTACCACCAACAGGTGAAGTATTGAGGAACATTGCGTTAACTGATAATGTTTCATTCCCATGGTTCGCGGTTGCTGGTTATTCAAGAGGTTTGGTTAATTCAATCAAAGCATACAAAAAATTAACATTGGATGAAAGAGACGATTTGTATAAGAATAGAATCAACCCAATTGCGACTTTTGCTGATACAGGTACCATAATTTGGGGTAACAAAACTTTACAAGTTAGAGAATCTGCTTTGGATAGAATAAACGTAAGACGACTTTTATTGAGAGCAAGAAAATTAATATCAGCAGTTGCGGTTAGACTTTTATTTGAACAAAATGATGAACAAGTTCGTAATGAGTTCTTAAGATTAGTTAATCCAATATTGGAATCAATAAAAAGAGAAAGAGGTGTCTATGAATTCAGAGTAACAGTATCGAATGACCCGGAGGATATAGATGCAAATACTTTGAGAGGTAAAATCTATATTAAACCAACTCGTTCATTGGAGTTTATTGATGTGGAATTCATAATTACACCTACAGGCGCTTCTTTTGAAAATATTTAAAAAATTACCCAGTATATTACACCAGTATATAAAACTAGTAGATAATAAATGTTAAATAAACTAGAAATAATAAAAACTAGATAATAAAAACTAGAAATAATAAATACTAGTATATACTGGGCTAATAAAAGATAAATAAAAAAAAAGAAAAAACCAAGTAATTATAAAAAAAAATTTTAATAAACAGAGTATTTATAATAAAGAATAATAAAAATAAAGAAAAAAAATGGCAGATTTATTAATGAAAATGCCGGTTCCATACGAACCGAAACGTCAAAATAGATTCATTTTGAGGTTCCCATCTTCATTGGGAATTAATGAATGGTATGTATCATCCGCAGCTAGACCTTCGGCAAAAATAAACTCGGTAGCAATACCATTTTTAAATACTTCAACGTATGTTGCTGGTAGATTTGAATGGGCTGAAATGAGAGTAACTTTTAGAGACCCAATTGGTCCATCGGCAGCACAGGCTTTAATGGAATGGTTTAGATTGCATGCAGAATCTGTTACAGGTAGAATGGGTTATGCTGCTGGTTATAAGAAAGATATTGAACTAGAAATGTTAGACCCAACGGGTGTAGTTGTTGAGAAATGGATTATGCAAGGTACATTCATCACCGATTTAAACTTCAATGAATTGGATTATTCAAGAGATGAAATTGCAACAATTACTTGCTCTTTACGACCAGATAGATGTATTTTGGTGTACTAATTTAAAAAAAATAATTTTATCAATAGAAAGGGTCTTCTCAAAAGGAAGACCTTTACTTTTTTATATAGTTTTGTATTTTATAATAGTTATAGTTAAAAGATAAATTTATGAATGACATATTTAAATTTGAACCAATCGAACCACTAATTGAAAATAGATATATAATCAACGTAATTGGTGTATATGTTCCTCAATTTCTTTTTAGGAAATATAAAATTTATAACGAAGGTGATGATTTAATTTTTACCACCGAATTTTATGAGACAGTAAACTATATTTTTAACCCAAAAGATTTTTTTGATATTACTGGTGTTAAAATAGATTATCTTTCACCTATTGGTGAAATAATAAGTTCATTAGAATTTAAAATAAAAGGTTCAAATTTTGAAAAAGAACAATCTTATTCAAATAGTGAATTACAAACAAATAAATTTAAATTCATTATGGATAAAGAATCGACACTATTAACATTTAAATCAAACGAAGAAAATAAATAAAATGGAAGAATTTAAAATTGACCCCAACATTGCTTATGATGTTGTTGAATTACCTTCAAGAGGTATTTTTTATAAAAATAAAAAAAAATCAGTAAGAGTTGCATATTTAACCGCTGCAGATGAAAATATATTATCTTCATCAAACTTAATCCAAAACAATACTGTTATTGATGAGTTGTTAAAAAGAAAAATAATCGATAAAGATATTGAATTAGATGATTTAGTGGATGAGGATAGAATGGCGGTTTTAATATTTTTAAGAAACACCGCTTTTGGTTCTGAATACAGTTATAAAATAACTGACGGAAAAACAGGTAAAGAATTCGATGTTACTTTTGATTTAAGTGAGTTGTCGTTTAAAGATTTTAATCTCGAACCAAATGAAAACGGTGAATTTAAATATACCACCAACGTTTCAAAAATTGATATCACTTTTAAATTTTTAACAAAAAAACAAGAAAAAGAAATTGAACAAATTGAAAAAAGTTGGAATGGAGTTGGTGTACCACCAATTGTCACAAAACAACTTGAATTTATGATTAAATCGGTGGCTGGTAATAAAGACCCAATGAACATTAGAAATTTCATTGAAAATCTACCAATTAAAGATTCTCAAGACTTTAGAAAATATGTTAGAGAGAATAGACCCGCAATTGACCTAAAAAAAGAAGTAATGACCCCATCAGGAGAGAATATCCAAATTGTTATTGGATTTGGGGTCGAATTTTTTCGCCCTTTCTACGGACTATAGAAAGTCTCAATTAGACGAAATATTATATCTAATAAGAAGAGGATTCTCCTACGGGGATATTCTTTCAATGCCAATATCGATTAGACGATATTATGTTAACTATATTCAGGAATTGGAAAATAAATAAAATTGATATTTATATGTAAACAATTTTATGAGGAATCTTGGAGATTTTAGAAGATTAGCCAATCAAAGCGGAGGTAATCTTCAAATATATATAAGTGCGTGTGGGGCAATTGACCCGTCCGAGTCAACCGCATTTCTACAAGCTTGGAATGAATATACATCATCACAAAATAAAGTAAACACACCGTCTCAATCATCATCGGGTTCTGTTGATATTGAACCTTTAAAAAAAATACAAAATTTAAACCAAAGTGTCCAATCGTATAAAGTACAAAGTTCAGAAATGATTCAAGCGTCTAATATTATTGACGGTGTACAATCATTAATAAGTGGAACATTTGGTGACGGTGGTCTTTTTGGAAAAGGTAATTTTGGTGAGAATTTAAAAAATGTGGGTTCAAATTTTTTTAAATCCATGTTAACTGAGGTGACATCAAAGGGTGCGGAAATACTACAACAAGAAGTGAATTTACACAATCAGATAAACTCAAAAATTGGTATTTCAGGAGAACTATCTAGAAGGTTAAGAAACGAAATTATTGAAACTTTACCTCAAATGATATCTATGGGTTATGGATTTGAGGATGTTAAGGATACAATTACGGGAATGATAGAAGAACAGGGTAAATTTACTTTATATAATAGAGAAGTAATTGGAGACATGGCTGTAACATCAAGAGCATTTGTTGGTGATTTAGATACTCTTGGGAAGATGATTGGAACATACGAAAAAACGGGTTTTGGTGCGGCAGATGCCTTAGACAAAATAAATCAAGCTGGTACAAGCTCAATTAGTTTAGGTTTAAATGCGAGAAAAGTTGTTTCAGAAATCGAAACAAATATGAAAAATTTAAACCAATACGGTTTTAAAAATGGATTTGATGGATTAACAAGAATGGTTCAAAAATCTATTGAATTTAAAATGAGTATGCAAAGTGTGTTTACTTTAGCCGAAAAAC